TCTGTACTGTTATAAATGTTGATACGACCATATGCTACACTAGCTGTGCCATTTTGATAGTATAGCACACTTGGGGCACTATAAGGAACAGTAAATGTTACTGTACCTGAATTAGCACCATTACCGATCACACCGTTATTATACACATTAGCCGGAATATATCCGTTACCTGTAGTTTGAATATAGAATCCTCCAGATACTGATCCTAATGGAGAACCTGTTGCAAGAGCAAAGGTATAAGTGTTTCCTCTTACTAGGTTAATTGTTGTATTCCAACCTACAGTTTGAGAGGGGTTGTTTATATTCCACCAATTTGAAACAAGTCCTACATTAATTGTTGCGTTGTTAGCAGGAACAATGGCGCCAGTCTCTGACCATAGTATACCGCTAGTAACTTGAGCGATTGGACTAGCTACATTATTAGCTGTTTGATAGCTAACCGGCGGAGTTTGACTAGCTAATATATACTGTACCAATGACGCTAGATAATTCAACGCGGCGATAAAATATGGCATTTCACTTGCAACTGCTGAGTTGACAAATGATGAACTAGTTGCAAAATATGATAAAGTTGCGGCAACAGTTTGACTATTACCGCCTCTCGCTAAGTCATAGATAACTGCATCAAGCACCAAACGTGCATCACGTGGTGTCTTAGTTGCGTCAAATACTGAGCTTGGACTAAATGGAGCAAGGCTGTTGGCTTTTTGAAACAGCATCCATTGGTACATTTCTTGCACCATAAATTCTTTGTTAGCTGACAACAAGTAAACGGCATTCTGATTGATAAATCCATTTAGTAGTTGATTGCAAGCATAGGCGATGGTCTTCCAAGGTTGGTCAACCGTGACTCCATAGGTTGTACTGTCCGTACCGGTTGGAGCTACATAGTAGACATTAGGTATAGAATTGATATATCTATAACCGGGATAACTGTTAGTTGCTCTTAGTGCAAAAGTGTTTGGTCCTATTGGTAACGCTGTGTTAGTACCGTTAAGATTAGTTGTAATATCGCCTACACTGTTACCTGCGTTGTGTCTTGCATGTAGTAGATAAATTACCCAATATGTGTTGGTAGAATCATTATCAGGACGTAGAGCCTGTGTAGATGAATGATACTGTATACACTTGTATGTTGTATTACCCCAAATTACTAGATCGCCTGGTACATAGGTTGTTGCCAGTGCCCAGAAACTTCTCCAATAGACACCAGGTGCAACCAATGACCAAGTTGTAGAATTCACTCCGGTGAATAAAATTGCACCGCTCGGTGTAGAATCAGGTGCACGGTCAGTAATAACTGTACCGCTAGTATAAGGTGCTGAAGTTGAAACGCTGACTACAACCTGTCCACTAGTGAATCCTGTACCTACTAAAATTTGTCCTGGAACGATTAAATTTATATAAGTTCCTGTAACGTTTACTGTAGTTCCAGAACTGCCCGCCGCAACATAAGTAGCCGCTGTTGGTGTAACTAGGATAGGATCTGTTGATGTGTTGTCAGTAAGTGCTACAAACAAGTTACCGTTTCTACGAACAACACTTCCGATTTGATACAGTATGCCGCTAGTCCAGTTACCTTTAAAGCTGTAGCCTGTAGTGTCAATAGTCCAGTTTGCTGGAGATGTATATGGGTTATTATTAGTGTTGTTTGATGTTAAACTGATATATTCGTAGCCGCCATACTGAACAACATCATTTAGCTGATAAGTCGTTACTGAACTCCATTGTCCAGCATACTCTTCGCCCGGCATCCATAATGTCCACTTGGTAGTATCAAACGCTGTTACAGATGTATGGGCTGTGCTACAGATCCAAAGTTGAGCACCTACCTTAACAATGTCGTTCAAGTGATATACAGTAGTACCAGTCCAGTTACCGGTATAGTAAACACCACTGTCTAATACTGACCAGTTGCTGATATTAGCTTCTAGGCTAACACCACTGATGTGATTAACTGTACATTTATAAACAATACCATTATAAGTTACAACTTGTCCGATGCCATAAGCAGTTAGACTTGTCCATGCTTTGCCCCAGCCGCCTGGTTGGCTATAAATTGCCCAGTTACCGATATCAGTAGCAAAATTTCCGCTGGCTGTGTTTGCTGTTGTACAATAATAAACAGTGCCACCGTATAATACAATATTTCCTAGTGCATAACCTGTACCTGACTGCCATGCGCCTTTCCAAGTTTTACCGTCGACTAATAAAGACCAATATCCACTAGCTAGGTCAGAACTAAATGTGCCAGCGGTGTTTGGTGACAAACAAACATAAACTTTACCATTGTAAGAAACAATAGAATCTCGAGCATAGACTGTTCCAGTAGTCCATGCATTTTGCCACGTATATCGTAGTCTGGCTAATTTAAATTCTGGCATGTTATTCTTTTCCTAAATATTATCTTATAGTTATGCTGGATATGATGAGTACTGTGCATTTACTCTAGCTACAAATTCACCGTTTGAATTTAGATAATAGTAAATGTTTTGTGTGTCCCAACGATATTGATCAAAATATAAATTTGAGTATGGTCGACTATGATCTGCGGCCAATCGACCGTCAAAGAAATCTTGGCCATATTCAAATTCATTAAAATCGTTTTGTGCTAGTCCCGGATTATTAATAGTGTAGGTAGCATTGTCTGTCAAGTTATCAATGCGAGTAAAATATAAAGTACCATCGGGGTCACTACGACGAAGACCGTAGAAAAATCTCTTGCTGTCTCCGTAAATATTTTGATCGCCTAGTCCGCCTACATATTGTGGTCCCATTATATCGCTCCTTAACTAATTTCAACAAAACTTAATACTGCATCAACACTAGCACTTTGATTAATGTTGACAATAACATTAGTACTTGGTCCTAGTATTAGTTTTTCTCCGCCTGTAACTATACGCAAACTTTGATTTGGTGGAATTGGTACAGCACTGATGTAATTTGCTGTAGTTCCTGCTACTGTGTCATTTAATTGTACTGACGCAGTTACAATAAATCCTGTAGTGTTTGTTAAACTAAATCCAATTACTGTAGTTTTTGCTGAAGCATTTGTAGAAAATAACAATCCAGTAAGTGTTACAGTTCCTGAAGATGCTCCAGTCGTAGCATTTGCCACAGTTACAGAACCGGTAGTTGCGGCTGTTACAGGACCAAATGGTCCGTTATATCCGCTAACACTTGAGCCTGATACACTAATATATGATCCCACAGGGAACGGTATTGCTGTCTGCGTAGTAAATGTATAAGTTACAGAACCTGCGCTTGGAGTACTTGGTTGTACTGCTGTAGCTGTAAGTGTTACACTTGGGCCAACTCCAGATTGTAATTGATTTTTAAATACGGTCGTCATGTTTTATCCTAAACTTATAACAATGCCTAGAGCAATATCGCTAGCTTGCGTTTGGCTAATACCGCTTGAAGCTCCAGCAATACTAGTCCAGGTTGTGCCGTTATATACTTCAACATACTGTTGGTCGGTATTGAAACGTATCATACCAGTTTCTGTATAAGCTAGTGCAGGTCGAGCAACACTAGAACCTGACGGAATAACTAGACCATATGTACCTGTTATTTTAACATATCCAGCACCTGTTTCGGAAATTTGTGTTATGCTGTTTGATACTGTATTGGTAATTGTATTTTGATAAAATTTAAAATTACCTAATAGTACACCACCTGTTCCTGGTGTTGAAAAGTTAATGTCGGCGTTAGTACCACTAGCAGTAATAGTGTTGCCGCTTATTGTTAAGCTAGGAGTACCGCTAGTAGTTACGCTACTGGCAGTGAAAGTGGTAATGTTTAAGTTTGTAGCATTAACATTTTGTGCCCAAACATTATTCCATTGCAATGAGCTAGAACCTAGATCGTAAGTTTGTGTTACACTGGGTAAAATATTACTGTTGACTTCGCCAGTAAATGTAATAGTATCTGTAGGCATATCGCCTAGCTGGATATTTCCGTCAGCAGTAATAGTGCCTGTGGCATGTAAGTTACCGTTAATTAGTACATTTGAATTTAAATTAATAGCGCCTGTACCGTTAGCGGTAATATTAATAGCACCGTTGGTATTTGTTGAGCTAAGTGTGTTACCTGCTAACGCTAGATTCCCAACATTAATAGTTCCAGAATATACTGTAGGGTTAGCACCATTAGGTGTTAAGTTGATAGTATTTGAGCTACTGCTGATAGTATTACCGCTAATGGTAAATGTTGCCAGCTGTGCTTGAGTAGTAGTGTATAAGTTAGTTGAACGGGTAGTTCCGTTAACATCAAGGTCGTAAGCAGGTGTTGCTGTATTAATGCCCACGCGGCTGTTAACAACATCTAGGTATAGTAGACTCGTCTCAAAGGACAAATTAACCCCGTTGCGAAGGAGGTTATCCTTTAAGAGCGGACCTGAAATTCGACCAACAGCCATTTTAGCTCCCTTATACACCGAGTTTCACGGATAACCACTCTTTCAGCCGCTTCAACGGCTCTTTGCGGGTTTACCACAGTTTGATATCGTAATGCTTGGTCAAGCACTACAGTATTAGTATTTAGCTGTTTTGATTTTTAGTAGCCAAAGACGATCGAATACAGTGTCGAATAATCATTAACGTCTTGGGTAGTTGCATTAGAGTTGTTGCCGTAAGCTGGAAGCCATACTGTACCATTGTAAATTTCTACATAGTTTAATGTACTATTCCAGCGAGTCATACCTTGTACAGGACTAGCAGGTCGGCCATCTGTAGGGCCCGATGTTGTTCCTACAGGAATAACTAGTCCATTTGTTCCTTTAAATTTAACGTATCCGTTAGCTGAGGAATTAATATCAAAACTACCGCTAGTAGGACTAACAATAGTATTGGCATTAATATATCGCCAATTATTGAATTTAACCTGTCCAGTACCTGTCGGTGTAAAAGTTACGTCTCCTGTACTGTTGCCTATAGAATTTCCTGTTAAAGAAAAATTCCCAATATTAGCAGTTGACGCGGTGATTGGAGCAGTTTGTCCAGTAGAGGCTGTGAAATTGTTAGTATAAACTGTTCTCCATAACAAACTACTACTGCCTAAATTATAAGAAGCAGTTGTGCTTGGTAACAAATTGCTGTTAACTTCTGCGGCAAATGTAATAGTATCAGTGGATTGATCACCAAGTGTAACATTTCCATCAAACGTAATATTACCAGTTGCATGTAGACTAGCGTTTACAGTTACTTGTACCGTTCCACTATTAGACAAGATAATATTGCCTGTGCCATTAGGTGTAAAATTTATACTATCATTAGTAACGGTGTTACGTAGGGTATTACCACTGAAATATAAATTCGCTGTGCTTAGTCCAGGAGTAACAATAGTAGGATTGCTAGTTTGATTAGGTTGTATTGTAATACCACTAGTTAACTGCTGTATAGTGTTGGTACCAATTGTAAAATTACCTATGGTAGTATTTGTAGCGACTAGATTAACAGTCTGTATTGAACTGGTACCAGTTCCGCCATTATTAAGTTGTGTACCGATTGTGAGATCTGAACTTGGCCCTTGAGTGTTAATACCAATGAAATTATTAGTAACATTAAGATACAACAGTCGATTGTCGAACGCAAGATCAGTTCCATTTCTCAGCAAATTATGTGCTAATAAGGCACCGCCAATTCGCCCCATCTGAGACATGATTTACTCCTTACGAGTCAAAGCCTATCAAGGCTATAACTATTTTTCCATAAGGTACTGGACTGGTAAACTGTAGATAGTATCCACTATTAATCAAAATAGGCTGTGTAATAGTAACTGTTGAATTTACCGGAAGAATTGCAGTTACTGTCACTTTACTGATAGTAATACTTGTTAATGCATCTGTAGTTGAATCTGTGGTATAACTTAATACTGCTACAGGAACAGTAAATGTGCCACCGGGTGTTCCTGCTGTTGTTAAAATAGGTGTTCCGCCCGGGGTATTGGATAATTGGAATGTGTTAATAGTGTTTGTAGCAATAATATAGTAGGTTTTTGGATTTGAATACCCGTTAATGCTACCGGCCGCTGGATAGGTTGGTAATGTTCCACTAATTGTAATAGCTTGGCCAACAGCTAGCGTAGTAGAGGCACAGCTAAATTGGCCAGATGTACCTGTAATGGCTACTGTACTTAAAGTTGTTGAGGCTGCAATATCTGTACCAGTTACTACTGCACCTACTAAATTAACTGACGGATAAATTGCTGAGCTAGCAGAAATATTACCACTATTTTGATAAGTTGCATTCACTGTACTAGCATAACTGACACTGCTTGTTGAACTAGAAGTCACAGTGTACGTGCCATTATATGCCACTGGAATTATTCCAGTAACGATAATAGTAGCTCCAACAGCAAATGGCACTGCTGATTGGGTTGAAAATGTAACTGTTGCTGTTGTCCCGTTACCGCTGGCTCCTGTTACATTCAAGCTAGAATTAAAATATAGGGTTGATGAACCGATGGCAGCGGCTACACTGGTTGTAGGAGTATATGTTTCTGCGCCAATCGCTGGATTTTGTGTAATGGTATAGTTCAATCCACTAAGTTGTAGAACGTTTTCTACAACTACTAGAATATTTTGTCCACCCCACGTGGCTCCGCTTTGTACAGTAGTTGGTGGCGCAGGATTCAGTGGTCCAAAATAAACGGTGGTTCCGTCACCTGCCCCTAGATTCTGCTGTGTAACACCGCTTGATTCTTTAAAACGCAAAGCTCGCCATGTGCTAGCCTGATATACCATAACTTGGTTAGTAGTAGTATCGTATCGCATCATTCCAGATACTGGGCTAGCAGGCTGATTGCTAGTTGGACCGTTAGGTAACACTAGACTACCTTGTCCTGTTGGGTTTACATAGACGTTCGCGTTTGCTGTATCTGAATATAATGTTTGATCAAATATTGCACGACGACTAAGAGTTAATTGTTTTAAGAATCTCATTATACTGGTAATGTGCTTATGGTAAATGTTAATGTTGTTGCGGCCGAGCTAAATCCTTGAACTGTGTCGCTTGAACCTAAGACTAATTTTTCTTGATCTAAACTTACAGTTTCGCCCGGTGGTATTGTCAATGCATTTACTATCATAGTAGATGATGTAGCTGAACCACCGCTTGGAACTGCATATAGTGTTAAGTTAGCACTGGTTGAAGGAGTAGTGTTACAAATAATCATAGTAGTAATAGCGTTACCAATTTGAGTTCCGCTAACTGTGCTAGTATACAATGTGCTATTTGAAGTGCCTAATACTACGTTTGATATTGCCATTTTTAATCCTTATAATAAAATACTTAGTAGAACAGCTCTACTACGACTAATTAATTCGTCCGACGTATTTACATTTGAAACAAATAATCCTGTACGGCCTGGACCTGCCGTAGCTTGTGAAAATATTTTAGTCTTACCTGTAGTGCTTGTAGGTGCTACGCTTTGATCATCTAAGTTTAATATTGCGTTAACTTCAACGTTATTTGAGCTACCTGTTAATATTAAATTATTGCTAGTAGTATTTGAGATTGTGTCGCCACTGATATTAACATCATTAACTGTGAGACCGGCAGCACTGATACTAGCTTTTAAAACCTGATTGATACTAAACTGAATATTAGTTGCATAGGCTTCAACTAGAGCTGGGGTATTAGATGATGTATACCCGCCGGTGTTGTAGTATAGTCGATCAACAACTGCTATGCCGTTAGTGGCTGCTACATAATTATATAGATATTTTCTATTAAGAACATGGTTATCTAATGTAACGTAATTTGCATAGTTTGGACTGTTAGCAATTAATATTGCATGATTTCCGCCTTGCATGTCTATCACAAAATCACTAGCACCATCGTTACCGATAGTTTCGACTTGTAGGCCATTTAGTGTACCGTCAGCAGTTTTGGCTACAAATGTACCACTTAAATTACTGCTGGTTACTGAACTATAATGTGTTACTTGTTCATTAAAAACTAGTTGGGCCGGACTATAATTACCTCGCTCAACTTCAATACCTGATTGATAACCTAAAACGCTACTAATTCCATTACCGGTCTGTCCATAGTTCAATTGAATTATGTTGTCGGCGATAGTGGAATTGGTAGATTCTACCGTTGTCGTATTGCCTTTAACATCAAGATTGCCAGTAATTACCACTGTACCAGCAGTAGTTCCTGTATCCAAGGTTATAGTACCTCCAGACTGTGTCTGAATTCTATAATTTGCTTGACTTACTTTTAAAATTCTTGACATAAAGATCCTTCAAGGGGGCTTGCGCCCCCTATCAAGTTAAAGATTAACCGTTGTCAATTACAACTGAAACGTTAGCTACTGCTGTAGTAACAAAACCTGTTGTAGTTGGCAAGTTCCACTGTGCTACTGTTGTACCAGCTGATCCAGCTACTGTAAACTGTGTACCTGGGTTTGCACCGCCTGGCACTAGAGTAACTTTACGTCCAGTTAATTTAGCAACATAGTATGTTCCGCCTGCGGAATCAGTTGCGTTAATCCACATTTGACCAGCGGCCAAAGGAGTTGTTGTAACTAGTGTACAAACTCCAATACCGTCACTACCAGCTTCAACTTTGAATCGACGACCAGCTTTTTGGCTGATAATGTCTGCAAGTTCCCAAGCGCGAGAACCGTTGGCTAGATAAGCTGTTGCTTGAATAGCTGAATAACGACCAGAACCTGCTGTTGGATAACCAGTGGTAACCGCTGTAGTCAATGTAGCTGTTGCGGCTGCACTGCCTGAACTGAATGTTGCGATCAAGTTGCTTGTTACTGTAGTTGCTACTGATTGGCTTGTAGTTGTTGTTTGAACAACTGAGTTACCACCTGCACCGGTACTCAATGATATTGTATTAGTGTTTGGATTAGGTGTACCGATTACATAGTAGGCTGTTGAACCAGTTAAACCACCAACTGTTGAAGCTGGAGTAACAATCATACCAGCAACAATTTCATCAACTGTTGACAATGTTGTTGTGTACAATACTAATGATAGACCGGTAATTGCACCAGCTGTTGTTCCTGGTACAGGACCGTTAGCTTGAGTAATAGTAATTGTGCTTGCACCGTCAGTGGCAGTAACAATATATGTGTTACCTGATGAGTAACCAGTAATTGCACCTGCGCCGCCTGCTGTACCAGTAAATGTAACTGCTTGTCCAACATAGAATGTACCGGCTGCTTGAGCTGGAGTCATTGTAAGAACGTTTAAAGCATTGGCACTTAAACCACTTGCTGTGTATGTTGAAATTGTTGTTACTGATGTAGCAGTAATGGTTGGGGTCAATGACAAGTTTAAGTAACCGTCACCAGCATTAACTACTGAACCGTTTTGTACGCCGAATAATGAACTACCACCAGTTGATGTTAATGTTTGTCCAGTACCTGAACTTGTTGATTGAGTTAATGCTAATGGTGTAGCAATCATACTAGCAATGTTAGCGGCTGTAATACCTGTACCACCGCTTACTAATGCCAAGCTAACAATTGAGTTGTATGCGGCACCAACTACTGCGTTAGTACCAGTGATTGAACCAGTTGTTGTTGTAATAAACACACCAGCAATAGCGTTGGCGTATGAGCTGGACAATGTAATTGCTGTTGAACTTGCAACTGCTCCAACATAGTATGTACCAGCACTGATACCTTGACCGCCTGTACCTGTAATAACAACGTCTTGACCAACTACAAATGTACCACTTGCGATAGTGATTGCACCGTTGTTGTTTGTTGTTGCACTAATAGCTAACGAACCGCTAGCTGATGTTAGTGTTGGTGTAAATGTAATTGTTGTTGAACCAATTGCGGCTACAACTGAACCAGCACCAGTTGTATAGGCTTTAGTTGCTGAGCCAGTTAGTGTACTACCACTCAAATATTTGAATAGTGGAGCACCAGTAGCTGTAACAGCGCCTTCTGTGCTTAAAGCCGGTGTTGGATATGTTAATGTTAATGCTTGAGCGGCTGTACCAGTGTATGAACCAGCTGTACCAACTGTTAAACCAGTTACTGACTGACCACCTAAATCTGCATCGCCTGCTGTGTTTGCGGCGCCAAAGTTACCATCGGCACCTGGGTTTCTATAACCAAGATATTTTTTACTTAATGGACGTCCCATTTTGTTTCTCCTTAATTTGACGTTCTAGGTCGATACGCGGTGGGTTTCCGCATAAACTTGCCTGATGCAAGCTGACAATGTATTTAGCTGTAAGTGATGCGCATGGCTATGTTATCAATATATGCAAGGTCAGTATGCGGAATTACCACATTACTTCGTAATGCTATAACAACACCAAATGTAGGATCTATTGTGTTTAATAATGTAGCCCCACTATTCCATAAATTAGAAGAACTGCCATAAATTTTATAATTGCTAGTATCCGGTTCTGCTATATTATCACCGATTCTATTACCACCTAATACTAATTGCACAATGTAATCTTGTATTCGAGCGCCACGGATAGCATTAATTTGTACTTCAATACCAGTTAGTGTTGACCCGTTAGGTGCAAAAGGAAAATTAGTAAACCATAATTGATTAGTCATTGAAGCAAAACGTTCTTGCCACAAGCCCGATATAGTATGCAACGGTTTTGCTGTAACTGCATAGGCACTTGCGTCACGTCCTATAGTTGCTAAAGGATAAGTCCAGGCTATGCCGTTGTCTACACTGACTTGTGTTACAGTACCTGGAGTAATAAAAGATGTTGTAGTCATCATATATTTACCGAAAAAAAAGCACTCCAAAGAGTGCTTTTTAATTTTACTAAAGTAAAAGTTACAAGATTATTGGAACTTAACGTTAGCTGATGTGATTGCAACACGACCTAGATAGTCAGCGGCGTTACCTAGAGATGATGCTGTGTTTGACAACTCAACATATCCGTAACGTGTCATAAAGCTAACTACTGGTTCGAATGTGCTTGGATCCAATACAACACCGCTTGACATCAATGGGATGTATGGGCAGTAGAATGCAGGAGCATCACTTTCGCTTGCGCCTTTGTAACCGATAAGAATATCAGTTGTATCAGCGGCATAGCTGTTTACATAAACTTTCATTGCATTGTTCAATGTACCAACAAACTTGGTGTTTGTAGGTGCTTCGAATGTGCCTTCAGTTGTACGTGCAAATGCTGATGTTGTAGCACTTTGTAGGATGGTCAATGCAAATGGGCTTACCACTGCATAGTTACCAGCACCACGACGTGTACGTTGAGCGATCAAGTTGCTTACGCGATTGATCATAACTGCCAAGGCAGCATGCTCATCACCAACGAATGTAGCTGTACCACTTACAGACGCTTGGTCATAAGTGTATGTAGCTGTACCAGCTAGTGTGATTAGAGATTGGATAATCTCTTGATCGATTTCAGCAGTGATTTCTTGAGCCAAAGCAGCCATGATCTCAGCTTCAACGTCGATACCTTGTTGAGCTTGAGCGTCTTGAGCGGCTTCAAATGTCCAGCGAGCTGATAACTTACGTGTCTTAGCTTCAACTGTTTGCTTCAAGATTTGAATGCTTAAACGGTTACCAGCTTGACCTTCTAAAGTAGCTGTTGAAGCTGCCTTAGCTGATGCATCACCAGCTTGGTTACCAGAGTAAGACTGAGCAATCTTGAATGGGCTTAATGCCTCTTCACCTGCTGTTACACCAGCGCCAGTTGAAGTATCAGCATAACGCACACGTAATGTGTGGATCTGACCAACTGGACCAGTCATTGGTTGTACGCCAAGTAATTCGTTAGCAATAACGGTTGGCATAACGCGACGGATTACTGGAAGAATCACGCGATTTAATGTTGCGACGTTGCCGGCAGAAGTGGCACCAGCTGTAGCAGTCTCTGCCAAATACTTGCGAGTATTTTCTAGAGTCACGCCCATAACTGATTTTTTAGTGCCTTGTAGGCCTTCTAAAAGTGCTTCTTTTGTTTCCGACCAACGGCTTGTTAGTAGTTCTGACATTTAAATTCTCCTTAAATTTTTAGTCCTGCGAGCTTGCGAATATCAACGATGTTGCTATCGCTCTCACTGCTACGTGTGCTGTTGGAAATCTTATTTCCTGTTATTTCTTTAGCCTCTACAAGTGCCTGTTTCTTCTGCGGAGCCTTGCCATTAATTACTGATGGCAAGTACTTCTCGAATGATTCGTTAAGTTTTTCTGTTTTCACAGTTGTCATTAACTCACTCATGATAGCACGTTGCTCACTGTTAAGTGGGCTTAGTAACTCGCTCATGATTGATTTTCTTTCTTGACTCTCTTTAAGAGCACGGATCTCAGCTTCTTTACTTTCTAAGATTTTTTCAGCTTTTACAACAGCCTGAGCGGCTTCTTGCATTGCATGATCTTTCAAGTCTATGACTTTGAGTAATTTTGCTGTTTCCGATTTTTCATTTAGGTAACTGCTTTGATATTCTGCGGCAAAAGCCTCGAATAGCTTGCGACCAAAGTCTTGACGACGAGCTGCCTCAATGTCTTCTTTCAGTGATGTAATTTCAGAACTTAGGTTCTCTGTTACAACTGATTCAACCATCTTAGCGGCACGTTCAACAAACTGTTGTTTTACCTTCTTGATTTCTTGACGACCTTCGCGAACTAAGCGAACCTTAGTTTCAGCGAGATCACGTTTATCTTGCATAAACTCTGTAATTTCTTGAGCTAGAGCTTCAACTACGAATTGTTCCAATTTACCAAACTTAGTTGCCATTACTACTTGATCTTCGTGTAATTCTTTCACTTCAGAAGCTAGTTGACGAGTAACGAATTCTTTCATTACTTGTGAAACTTGTTGCTTTTGTTGTGCTAGCTTAACTTTCATTTCAGCTAGTTGATTACGATCATCAGCAAACTCAACAATCTCAGCGGCTAATTGCTCAGAGATCATGCGATCTACTGCTTCAATCATTGTGTTCTTGTCGTGTTCGTATTTTTGTGCGAATTCTTCGCGTAGTTGTTGAGTAGCAGTTTCCTTAGCTTCGTTGATACGAGCTTCGAATGCCTGTTCAATTGACTCTTTGATCTCTTCTGAAATCACATTGTTTTCAAATAACGATTTTAGTGCGTCCAACATGTGATTCTCCTTATTATTGGAGTTTGTTTATTATTGCTAATAAACTCTCTTTGAGATATTTCTGTGCCTTAGGATCACCTTTTACCTCTTGCGCTATACGCAAGGCACTTAATCCGCCCTTACTATTCATAAGGTGTTCATAAATTGGTGTAGGATATGCTCCCGGAGCACTGGGTTGAGCTACCATATCTACTGTGATAATCTCAAAATCTGATACTTCACCGGATCCGTCATCTCTGACGTTTCCGGATCCGCGACTACTTACGCCTAATTTAACTCCGCTTTCTAGCATCGTTTTAATTAGTTGTCCCATAGGGGTAGGAAGTATTTTCAACTTCCCATAACCATTTGGACCGTCCATCCACATATTAACTATCATGTGACTTACACGATCCAAATTAATTTTTAGATCATCTGGATGATCTACTTCTCCGAGAACTGAATAGCCGTTTTGAATCTGATCGTTAAGGGTTTTGACAGCCTTGCCAATCTCTTGCACCGGATAAACACGCTGATTAGCGTTTCTTATACCGCCCTGGATACAAATCCCGGACATGTATAAGTTTTTTCCTTCTTTGTCATCAGACTCAACGACCATTTTTGCTTCGTTGAAACTGAGATTCTCTCGGAGG